TTTTTTTTTTTTTGTACTCTTTTTTCTTGTAGTTTTTCTTTTGACAACTCTTTTTTTTGTTGAACGAGTACCTCTTTTTTTTGATGAACCTTTTCTTCTTTTTTTACCACCTTGAAATGAAAATCCTTCTATATTTTCGTTATTTGACATTGTATCTAGTTCTTCATCATTTACTGTATTTTCAATAAAATTTTCTTCACTAGTTTTCGTAACTTCATTATTTTTCATAAAAGTATTATGAACAAGAGTTTTCATATCATCCATAGTTTTACTCATTTATATTATATATAATATAAATATATTATTTTTAAAAAATTTGAAAATATTTGAAATTATTTAAAAATACTTATTCAAGTATTAATATGGAAGAAATAAATAAAGAATGGTTAATAAAATTTGAAACTTATAATAATAATAATGAAAATAAATCAATTTCTAAAATATTAGAAATTATTAATAATCAAAAAGAGTTTTATAAAGAAAATAATATAGATCTTACTATATTTCCTAAAGTTGAAAATATATTTAAATGCTTTACTTATTTTGAACCAAATAATACTAAAGTTGTTTTATTAGGACAAGATCCATATCATGGACCAAATCAAGCAACAGGACTTTGTTTTGGAGTAAATAATAATAATATTCCACCATCTTTAAAAAACATAGCTAAAGAATTAAAAAATGATTTAAATTTAATATTAAAAGATTATAGTTTAGAAAATTGGGCTAAACAAGGTATTTTATTACTTAACGCATCATTAAGTGTTATTCAATCTAAACCAGCTTCTCAAATGAAACTTTGGAATCATTTTACTGATTTTATTATAAATGAATTAAATAATTGTAATAATAAAATTATATTTGTTGCTTGGGGTGCATTTGCTCATAATAAATTGAAAAATATAAATTTAAATAAACATAGTATGGTAATATCCTCCCATCCATCTCCACTAAGTGTTTTTAAACCTTATAAAAATTTTCCTTCATTTAATAATTCTAAACCATTTTCAAAAATTAATGAATTATTATTAAAAAATAATGAAAAAATTATAAATTGGTAAATATTTAAAAAAAAAATATAATGTAACATGATAGGTGAAGATAATACTTTTGTTGATTTTACAGATTTAATAAATTAAAATAATAATAAAAATAATAAAAAATGTTTTAAATGTTTTAAATGTTTTAAATGTTTTAAATGTTTTAAATGTTTTAAATGTAAAATGCCACAATTTTTTAAAGAGTTATTAAATTTAGTAATTCCATCTGCATTAATGTTTGGATTAATAGCATTAATTTGTTTTTTACTTTAAATAATTTATAAATAAATATAAATTTGATAGATTTTTAAAATATATTTTAAAAAATAATATTTTAAAAAATATATTTATTAATTAATTATGACATATTATGCAGTTGCAAAAGGCCATAATGTAGGTATTTATAATTTTTGGAATGATGCAAAAGAACAAGTTTTAAATTATAAAGGTGCTATTTTTAAAAGTTTTAAAAATGAAAAAGATGCGGAAGATTTTATTTTAAATATAAATTCTTGTAATTCTGAAATATTTCAAAATATTTATACTAAATATGATTTATATGAAGTAGATTATTATGTATATACAGATGGTTCTTGTTATAATAATGGAAATATTAATTCTATTGCAGGAATAGGAATATATTTTGATGAAAATAATAAAAAAAATGTTTCAAAAGTATTAGAAAATGATTTTAAACAAACAAATAATAGTGCTGAATTATTTGCAATTTTAGAAGCATATAAAATTATAAAAAAAGATTTATTTACTAAAAAAATTTGTATATTTACTGATTCTGAATATAGTATAAAATGTGCTACAAGTTATGGAGAAAAATGCAATTCAAACAATTGGATAAAGAATATTCCAAATAAAGAATTTGTAAAACAAATTTATAATATTTATAATTCTAATCCAAATTTAAGATTACAACATATTAAAGCACATACAAATGCGGATGATATACATTCAATAGGTAATGCAAATGCCGATAAATTAGCATATGATGCAATAAAAAATTATAAACGTGATCTTAATAAGAAATATTGAATATTTGGATTCCAAATTCTAAAATCTTTTAAATAGCGAACCATTTTAAAACGCTTAATTAATACTTTTATTTTATAACATTTCCAAAATGATTGTATTTTTATTGCTGCTTTAAATCCAGAAGTTTTATTTTTTCTTAAAAACATAATATATTTAATTATATCATCAGGTAATTCATCCCAAGTCATTTTATAATTTATTAAATATATATTAAATTATAAAATATATATAACATAAATATTTTTTATATTATTTCATCAATTAAACCATAATTTAAAGCTTTTCTAGAATTCATCCAAATGTCATGATTAAATAATTCATTTAATATTTTAGTATCAATATTACTATTTTCTAAATAAATATTTTTTATAATGTCCATAAACACATCTACATTTGTATTTAAATCTTTAACTTCTAATAATGAACTTGGTTCTTGATCATGTAATTTTACACTATGAATCATTAAAACAGAATGATTATACATATATCTATGAGATCCAACAACACTTAATAATGTTGCGGCTGATGCTGCATATCCACGAATATATGTATGTATTGGAACACCTAAATTTTTAATTTCATCTACTAATGCTAATGTAGGTAATAAAGAACCACCTGGACTTTGAATATATAAATTAATATGATTAGGATAATCTTGTTGTGTTAATGCCATATTTTTATGATTTATTAATGCTTCATTTAAATAGAAACATGTTTCTTCATTTAAATGACCTGTAAAATATATATTATTATTTTTAAAATGTTTTGGATAATTATTGCTTAATAAAATTTGATTAGCTTCATTTTCTTGTTCTTCTTCTTTATTTATATTATTTTCATTATTATTTCTACTATTTGCACTTAAATTTATTAAACCATTAGATGCTAAACTTTTTGCAATAAAATTTCTTCGAGAGCTATTGATATTAATATTAAATGGGCTGCTAGTATCAATAAAAAGAATAAAGCAAAAAGAAAATATAGTATGTTTTATATTGAACATATTATATAAGATATTAAATTTAATTTTACAAATATTTTATTTATTTTTTTTTGAATAATTAATATCTATGGCAGTTTTAATTTCATATTTATATTTAAAATAACTATTAAGTGTTAAATAATTAAATAATGAACCATTTAAATACAATAAAAAATTTAAATAAATAGTTAAATAATAATTATCTATTAAATAGCCATTTTTATAATTAATATAATTCAATGTTAAACCAAAAACACATAATGGATATCTAAAATAATTATAAGTTAAAGAAATTAATTTTTTTTGAGTTAATAATTTAATATAATTATTTTTATATAATGTTAAACTACCATATTCAATAATTCCAGGTATTCCCATACCTGTTATATATGCTAAAAAACTTTGATTTGTTTTTAAAAATAAAACACTTGGAAATACTCCTAATCCAACAAAAAATATATGATGAAAATAATCAATAAAATATAAATTTTTAAATGATAAAATATGATATAAATGTAATACTATTATATAAAAATTTGAAATATTATTTTCGATAATATTATTACTATAAATATTATAAATTATAATATTTTTTAATCCAGGTATAATATTATTAACAATTAATAAGTTAGTAAATGCATGTAATTGAAACCATCTTGCTTTAGACCCAAATAAAAACATTAATAAAAAATCACTAAATATAATTGTTATTGCACAAAAAAATAAATTATAATAATTTGGATAATTATTATAAAAATTTTCTTTATAATTTATAATACTAGTATAATCTATATTATTTAAATAATCATAATAATAATAATAATAAGAATAATAAGAATAATTAGAATAATTTAAATAATCAAAATAATTAAAATAATTTTTATTTGTTGTATAATTTAATATACTATCAAATGGTCTTACATTATAGTTAGTAAAATTATTACATTCATTTTTACAATCTAATGAACAATTTAAATCAAAATAATGATTTACTAAAAAATTATCAAAATTACATAATAATGTTGTCAATAAAATTTTTGTATTATTTGAAAAAGTCATTTTATTTAATAAATATATATAAAATTAGTTATTTATATATTTATTATAAATAATTAATTATCCATATTATTATTAACATTAACATTAGTTTCAATATTATTTAGTAAAGTCATTGATATATTATTCTCTATAATAACTTCAATATTTTCTAAATTACAAATTACTTTATTTAATCTATTAATAATTAATGTTAATTTTGCTATAGTTATTGAATCATTTATATATGTAATTTTTAAATTATTTAAACCATTTATAGAATTTTTAATAGCATTTTTAAGATTATTTGCTAATTCATTATGATTTCCATCTATAATAATTTCACTTGTTTTTTCTATAATAACTATTAATTCTTCTATAAATTTAATATTATCTTCTCTATTATATCCATAATACCATCTTTTTGGACCAGAAAATAATGTACTACTATCTACAAATAATTTTGTAGATCCAGGTAAAATATCTATAGCTAATTTATCTCCTTCTTTAATTTGTCTAATTATTTCTAAATTTAATAAAATATTATTAATATCCATACAAAATATAAATAAAAAAATATACAAAATATACAAAATATACAAAATATACAAAATATACAAAAAATATTTTTTTTATGTTTTATTTTCATAATTATAAACTTTTAACCTTAACATGTTCATTTGATCTTTATGATAATTATAATGAACACGTAATTCAGTTAATCTTATTTGTAAACTACAAATATCACATCTTATAGATGCATGATACTTATTATAATGCTCATTTTCTATAAAATTTCTTTTACCATAAAGCGGACAATATTTACATTTAGTAGTTGCTTCTTGGCAATTACCATGCTTATCACTTGTATTAGATGTACCTGTTATATGTCTCCTTAATTCTGCAGCAGTTTCACATTGTGCTTTACAATTTTCATGAAAACATATTGATGGTCCTAATAAATTACGTATCATATCTAGTTGATATGTATGACTATATAATGCTCCACTATTATTATTTTGTAAACCTAAATCACAACCACAACCACCCCATGATTTTCGTGAATAAGGTCTTAGTCTAGGTGCTTTATTTAGTTCACAATAACTACGTACACATGATAAACATGCTGGACCAACACTTTTTGCTTTTTCGCAACAATTGGCATGAACCGGTAGTGTTACAATATCTTGGCAAATACCGCAAGTAAGAGCTTCATTAATAGCTTCAGTGTTAATATTAGACATATTTTTGTCTTTGATTTTTAATAATAAAAATTTAATATAATATTTAAATATCAATTTTTTTATACTTTATTTATATAAAATTAAGTATACATATATTTAATACTATCTATATTTTCATACAAACGACGAGTTAAATATGGTATCATTTCTTTATAAGGACCATATGGAATATAAGTAGCTTTTTTAACATTTAAATTATTCATATAGTTTTCATTCATTCCCATTAAATTTGCTATAATAAATTTATTATCATATTTATTTAAATCTTTTGCTAATTTTATTGATTTTTTATTATGACTAGCTATTATATTATGTATTGTATTATATTCATTACATTTTATAATACCTAAGTTATAATTATTATCAGTATCTTCTTTTTTATTAAATAAATGTCCATCTTTATATTCACTATTATAATATGCGCCTCTTACTAATTTTGATGAAAATAAACAATTAGAATTATTAAAATATTTAATATCATCATATAATTCTAATAAACTATCTTTTCTATACATTTGATATGTTTTAATAATTGTAGAGTTATGAGAATAATTATTATTATATTTTCTAATCATATAATTAACAATATTTCTATATTGTTCAATATTTTTATCTTCTTCTGCATCAATGATTAATTTAATATCTTTTTTTTTACATATATCAGCAATATTATATGCTGCTTGTTTATTAAAATCTAATGAAGATAATTTTAATGCTAACATATAAGAACTATCAATATAATTTAAAAGATTAGTATATTCATTTAAAACACTTTTAAAATCATTTTTATTGTTTTCAGTTATATAATTAATTATTGGAATTGTTCCACATTGTATAAATTGTTTTCCATATTTTAAAGCATGTTTATAATTATTTCCTGCTACAAATCTAAAAAGCATTTATCTATTTAAATATATATTATTATTTTATATAATTTTCTAATATTACTAATTGTTCTTTTGTGTTTATACCATAAATTTCTTTAATATCTTTAAAATATTTAGAAAAAATATTTTTTTATATTTTTTAATATATATATAATAGTTATGCCAAGTAGTCCACGACGCAGTCCATCTAAAGAGTTAAAAGCTTTAATAGCAAACATGGCTGGTCCATCTCCACAACTTTATTCCCCTCCCCCTCCCCGTTCTCCTAGAAAAGCAAAAGCTCCTACTCGTAAAAAATCAAAATGCCCAAAAGGTACAAGACGTAATAAAAAAACAGGAAATTGTGAACGAAAAAAGAAATAAATTATGTAATTTATATTAATTAAAATATTTAGAAATTATAGATATATTTAATTATATTATTGTTTTATATAATTTTCTAAAATTGTTAGTTGTTCTTG